AAATAATCAATCTCAATTTACAATTAATTACGAAGAGGAAAAACTCATGACACCAGAAGCAGAAAGATTTAACGGTTGGGCAGCAATGCTTGGCTTCGTAGCAGCAGTAGGAGCATACGCTACAACAGGAAACATCATACCAGGTATATTCTAAATGAAAAAAGAAATTGAAAAGGAAAAGGTAGTTGCTGAGAAACTTAACGGTAGACTCGCAATGCTTGGCATCATCGCAGGATTAGGTGCTTATTTAACAACAGGTCAAATCATTCCAGGCTTCGTATAATGAACAGAAATCCAGTGCCATTTAAAGTAGTGCCATACATCTTTATGTTGGCACTTGGAACAAGCACTTTTACTAGTGTTTTCGCATAAAACTTTACAAAACTAAATAATTACTGTAACATTAATTTACATGGGCGAACTACAAGCAGTTTCAGACATATCACCATTCACAGCCATCATATGGTGCTTATACCCAATCGGAATACTAGTTCTAGCAGAATTAGTTCTTAGAGCAGTCAATGATGACGATGATGATGATTTCCAAGGCGGTAAAGGTGTTAAAATATCTGAACCACTCATGGTTCCCTCTGGAACATGAACTGGAAACATCCATATTGGAAGTACGCTGAAAAAGTAAATGGTCGTTTAGCAATGATCGGAGTTTTAATCTTATGCCTCAAGTCACTTTTCTAATAATATTAGTCTGCTACACTGCACTTAATGCAGGGCAGTATGTGATATCATGATATTCATATCAACAATTATAAATGCAATTCCATCAGGTACAAGAGACTTGGTGGAATTTAGTTTTTTCTTGGCAGTGGGAGTAACTGCAGGTTCTTTAGGTTTATTGTCGTAAAAAATGGGAATAGGAATATTAACATCAACATCAATGATTTTGAGTGAGGTGGTCTTAGCATTTGCCGTTTTTCTATTCATGATGTATAATATGAAAGAATAGTATATTCTAGAATCATGCAAAAAATAGTAAACGCAATTGCTATCGCATCTGGTGCGGTCTCTCTTGCTGTTGTTGGTCTAGGTGGATACGTCTTCATTCGTAAGGATGCCATCATAGACAACGTAAAAAGTAAAGTAATGGAGTCAGTTCTACCTGGTGGAATTGGTGGAGCACTTGGTGGAGCAGGATTAGACCTTCCTAAGTTTGGAGCACCTGCACCTGATGCACCAACAGAACCATCATTACCAGTGCCAATGCCTTTCTAATGGTTAAGATCAATATATAGGGTAGATATATATTGATTTCATGACTGAAGAAGTAAAAAAAGAAGAGGTCAAAAAGAAAGGCCCTCTAGGTAAGTTAAAAGAACTTGCTGCAGACAAAGAAGAACAGATGGAAATCTTTTCTACTTTCGTTAGACTGGGAATTTTGATTTGGTCTGGTGGGATACTAACATTGAACTACGTTTCAATACCTAACTTCCCTCAAAAAAATATTGATCCGACATTTATCGCTTCGGTATTTACAGGAGTTTTGGCTAGCTTTGGAATTCAAACTGCCAAGAATAAAAGTGCATCTGCTGGTGGTGGTGGAGCAAATATTTCCAAAAAAGATATGGAAATATTAATTGAGAAGGCAGCAAACACAGCACCTGCTCAAACAATAAGACTGGAGCAAGCACCAATGGTTATTGCACCTGGCCCTTCAAAGAAGGTATAAGTTGATACTCTAACACAGTGTGTGAACCGACACAGTAATGTGTATTTCTACCTAGTATGTTATAATAAATACCAATAGAACGTGGAGCAAACTATTATGTCTCACTATACTGTTGGTTATCATGATAACTACAATGGATTACATGAAATCTGTGAGTATGCGGATGATGCATATCATGCTATTAAACAAGCAGAGGAAGACCTAAAGGGTTACAACTCTCCACACAAAGCAGAATACTGTATTAAAGAGAACTAATGAAAGAACTACCATTAACATCAGCATGTGTCATCTTCGGATTGATTGCATGCACTATAATCACTCTAGTACCAGTTGCTTGGGTTTAAACATATAGTATGTGATAGTATGTTAGTATTATAAATTATATTAATACTACACATTAATAAATGTTATCAACACAATACCGTTTACGGTTGGAAGCCATTTGCAAAGACATTGCATCGGGCACAGAAGTGGGGTTAGATGATATGATATGGGCAGAAAAATTATCGAAAGCAAATACTTCTGCAAGAGGTATGCTTAATAGGGCTCGCAGGATGAAAACAAATCCTGACGAGTCTTTTTTAAATGAGTTGAATATAGGAGACTCCGATCCAACTCAACATCGTAGGGGTTTCGGTGATCCAAATGATGTGGTAGACTGGTTTCATCAAGATAGGCCAGATGACTGGCGACAAAGAGATTAGATGACAGATCCAAGTTTGCTTCATGTAATATGTCTTGACTCACACAACACTAGTTTCTTCTATAAGAGGGAGGATGGCACATATTATTGGTTGCATTGTCGTAAAAATAAAGATGATGTTGAAGTAGATGCTGACCAATTACAATTAGATATGTTTGGAGATCCATACTTATCTAAAGAGTTTATTATGAAAGCGATACTATAAGTATAAATACTTATAGATATAAATCAAGTATGAAAAGATTTAACACATGGGTTTTAGATACCACAATCTACATCTTAGACTTTCTCTACAGAGGTAGAGACTTTCAAAGGTTTTGGGTATTAGAAGTTATTGCAAGAGCACCATACTTCTCCTTTATCAGTGTATTACATTTTCGTGAATCTCTTGGTCTTCGTGGTGAGGATCACATTTATTTGATGAAAGAACATTTTTATCAGGCTTTAAATGAAACAGAACATCTGGAAGAAATGGAGCTTAGAGAGGGTAACAAGTATTGGATTGACCGCTTCTTTGCCAAACATCTTGTTTTACTTTATTATTGGATTATGGTTGGGTATTATCTTCTCAATCCTGTTGACGCTTATGATATCAACATGAAGATTGAGAAGCATGCATATGAAACTTATGTAAAGTATAGTGTATGGCATCCAGAAGATAAAAAGATTGCAGAGATCGCACAGGATGAATTGAATCATTCTAGAGAGTTAAGAAAGGCAATGCTAATGATCGCATGACAGTAGTTCATAGTGTAAATGTTATGGTATTAATACTCTTGATTTCTGTGGCAATTGTGATATACTACATATTGAGATACGATCATTACTTTCCAAATGACTAGAGAGTACGCAAAGGATAGAGAAGAATACTTTCGTGAGTTTCATAGTGTTGTTGCACCAGTAGTTGTGCTAGATGGATATGAATATGAAAGAAAGTATGATGAGGAGCCTAGCTTTTGCTTGCACCCAGATGAATAAATTAATATTAATAATACCGTTGTTCTTTGTAACAATGTGTGGAGAAGCACCAGTGACACCACCTGCAGGTGCTTTAGAAGTAGAGGGTGGTGTAGAGAAATGGTATGCAATAGTAGATTACTTACAAAATTATCAACGTGAAGAAAATATGACAGACCCTGATGATGCTATAAATAATGCACTAGAAGAATTTTGGGAGGTTCAAGATGGGAGCGATGGTTCCACCGAGCAGGAAAAGCTGCTATAATTTTAGAGTAACGGAGATTAATCGTGTTGTTGACGGGGATACTATTGATGTCACCATTGATCTTGGGTTTGATCTATACAAGAAAGAAAGAGTTAGAATTGCAGGAGTTGATACACCAGAGAAGAGAACAAGAGATCTTGAAGAGAAAGCATTGGGATTAGATGCAACTAATTGGATGAAGAAAAACTTGGAGGATACAATCGAAGGTGATGAAGAACTTACTATTAGAACCGAACTTAAAGGTGGCATGGGTAAGTATGGTAGGTTGCTTGGTTGGTTATACGTTGGCGATGATACTACATCACTCAACGAAAAAATGATCACCGAAGGGTATGCATGGGAATATGACGGAGGCACGAAGCAAAAGAATTTTGAAGAACTACGAGAGATTCGTAGATCATTAGGCACACTAGATCAGGGGTAATTATGTCAACAGTTAGAGTCGGAGAAAAAATCTCCACAATCAAAAAAGGATTCAACGGTGGCCTATGGGCATTCCGTTTAGTATTTCTTGTAGTTCTAGCAGAACTCGCTATCGTAGCAGGGTCTGTAGTAGGATGTTTTGCAGAAGATATCTGCACTGATGCAGACACTCAAGCAATTAAAGAGACGATGCAAGGTCTAGCAACTAAATCATTTGCATTGTATGCTGCAGAAAAAGGTATTAAATCTAATTCAAAAGACTGATGAAGAACATCTTTAATATTATGTCAACAGCTTCATTTGCTTGTGTTCTTTTTATTATCACGATGCTTGTATATGTAAATGTTACAAGAGCAGGTAGGGAGGAAAAGAATAAACAGTATATTCAAAGTGTTGTAGATGAGAGGGTTTATCAAATGATTAAATCCTCTATGCCTGAGTCAACTGGTAAAGTGACAAAGTAATGTCTATACCTCATATTCATGTGGATAATGTTAATACGGTGCAGATACCAAATGTATTTGTTCCAAATTGGCAGCAGCACCAACCAACAGTGGATCATTTGATTCCACCAGTGGTAGTGAATATTGGTAATCCGATTATTGATATGCCTGGTTGCGTGAAGATGCATCGGGATAATCAATATCATAAGAGTGGATTGCCTGTAGATAGGAATCTTGTGGAAGATGATCCAGAACAGGCTATGATTGTCTGTGATGCGACTATCCCATCATATGATGCAATGAACTATGAACCAGAGCAGTTAATAATACAGAGAGAACAAGAGGTTCCTGCCGTAGCACCTCCACCAGAAGTTGATCCACCTGAAGTTCCTGACACAGGTGGTCTTGGTAGTGATGAAGAAGTTGCTTGCCCTGGCCCAGGCCAGTTAAGAGTTGGTGATTTAACTCAAGCAGGTGATGAAAAAGTTATTGGTCATGAACTAAGTGAAGACGGTAAAGTTTGTATAACATTATATGAGGATACCTCGGCTGTCGAAAAATTCCTACCTTCCGTAAATCAGTCTACTACAACTGTAGCGATTGCAGTATTGGCTACAGCAGGTGCAGCAGCAACACCATTATTATTGAGAATTATTAAACCTATAATTAAAAAACTAACTGATACTATAAAGAAAAAACTTGGTAAAGGAGTTAGGAAACCATCCCGTGCAGAAATTATGGCAGATGAATATCGTGCCAAGAAGGGATTGCCACCTATAAAGAAAAAGAATTAATTATTACCTATCGATATTTCTTTTAAACTATTTGCATCACCGTTTGGTCTAACCTCTATGGTTGGAGTGATTGAATGAGTATGATCCTCTACAACACCTGGTGGATTTACTAATACTACATCAGCACATACAGCAGCATACTGAGATTTTGGATGGAATACAATACCAGCCTTCATTAATTCACCACAGTTTTTCAAACGAGCCAACTCAAAGTCTAATCGTTTGTTCGCATATATTTGATTTTGTAAATTTATTTGTGTCTCTACTGCTTCTTTACATTGATTTTGTAGTTTCTTATCTAATGGTCGTGACCACGTTGCAGATAAACCTACTGACATATTATAACTGTCTTGCTGACCTGTTCTTGTTGGAACATAGTAGAGTATATTACCAGGATTATCGATCTGACCATCATCATTGGCATCATGAACGTCGTACACTGGATCATTATATGTGTGTTCAAAAGGCCGCTTAAAATTTCCCGTTCCAGTGAGGTAGGGTGTGATGTTCATGGTAGCACCTTGACATTGGATACCACCACCATAAGTGTTCGTTATATATGGGCCTTGTAAAACTTGTATGGCTTGGTTGGTAACTGAGCCTGAACTATTTGCAATGGGGTTTGCTGTAGCACTGACTCCTCCTACATCTGCTGCATATGCAGGGGTTACAACCGCAGTTGTCGCAAGTAATAAACATAGTTTCTTAGCTATTGTGTAAAGGTTGACGTTGTGTCTGTGACTGAATTTATAACTGTCGTACGCTGAATTATTGTGTGATTTGAGAGGCCAGGCCCCATGTAGGCTTCTGAGAATTGAAAACTTCCCACCCCGTTGTTTGTCTGTGTAAATTGTGGTCTGTTCTCTAGATTCAAACCGTTCCATGTCGAAGTCACTCCATCTAATGTTACTTGTGTATTGCTAACGGATCCTGCTCCTGTTGGAGTTAGATTTCCATTACCCGATACATTTGTACCTGTCACCGCATACTGCCAGCCAGTATTATAATCCATACTATTTATGGTCTCTGTCACAGTGGAAGTTGTGGTGGTCGAGCTCGTCATTGAGCCCTGAGTAAAATTTGGAACCACAGGCACTGCTGTGACTGGGTTTATAGCACCACCCATAGCTACAAGAAGGAATAACTTATAGGTATTCCTCATAACTACTAGTCAAATACTGTGATTTCACTAACGAACTGACCTGTTACAGTTGAACCAGCACCTGATCCAGCAGCTCCACCTGCAAGAGTTACAGTGTGTGCATTAGTTATAAGGCCAGGAGCAGCAGTTCCTGCAGCACCAGCAGTGTAAACAGTTTGATCAGTTGCAGTAGTCAGAGAATCACCTTGTGTGAAATTCTGAGCGAATGAGAACGAACCTGTTCCATTAGTTGTTCCTTGACCTGCTGTAATAGTACCAGGTGTAGCAACACCGCTTGCATAAGTTTGAACACCTAAACCACCTGTAACATTAGTTGTTCCACCATTTCCATCAGAAACTGCGTGACTAGTAGTTACATTATTTCCTGAGATTGAATAACTGTTACCAACCCTTGTTGAGGTTGTTCTAGCCGCATCCACAGTCAGTTGTAAACTGGTCTGATGTCTCGTGCTCATTCCACCAGCATGAACTGCTGATCCTAATCCAAATAACAATAATAAAGGCAGTAATTTTTTCATTTGTAATTTTTACCTATTACATTCTGCCTCTATTTAGCGAATGAAAACTTAACGAAACTACAAACTGTATCACCATATACTTGACATCGTGTAAAGTTATGTTAATATAAATAACGAAAGGGTGTTGTTTTCAACATCTACTGCTCTCAAACCAAGACCTATAGGCAGTATAATACTTCGTCTTTCATATCCAGTAGCGAGGGATTGCTGGAAATAAATATCGCATCTTCCCTGATGCCCTATTTAAACGTCTTACTAATGACAACTCTAAACACAACCACACGCAAAAGTGGTGGTCTTCTACAAGGATGGCCAGAATTTTGCGAATGGGTAACATCAACTAACAACAGAATCTATGTTGGATGGTTCGGTGTTCTAATGATTCCATGCTTACTCGCAGCAGCAGCATGTTTCATCGTTGCTTTCATCGCAGCACCTCCAGTAGACATTGACGGAATTAGAGAACCAGTTGCTGGTTCATTCCTATACGGAAACAACATCATCTCAGGTGCAGTTGTTCCTTCTTCAAATGCTATTGGTCTACACTTCTACCCAATTTGGGAAGCAGCAACAGTAGACGAATGGTTATACAACGGTGGCCCATATCAGTTGGTAATCTTCCACTTCCTTATCGGTATCTCAGCATACATGGGAAGACAGTGGGAATTGTCCTATCGTTTGGGTATGCGCCCTTGGATCTGTGTTGCTTACTCC